GTACGCCATGACATCATCAGTACATTCCTCCTCGATGAGATCTGCCCTAACAAGGTTGGGATTCCATCGATGATCCCGACATCCCTGCTTCTGCTCATCGAGGGTCAGGTCTTTACTGAATCTACTGCAGTGCCATGCTGCCTTATCGCTTTCCATATCAGGCTCACAGGAGTCACAGTTCCTGCAGTTAACTGACGGTGGTAAGCGATGTCCGAGGTAAGTACTCCTGTACTGCTCAGTCTCATTCTTCAACCGCCAATCAGTCTCGTTCAACCCAGCACCGGGCTTGTCAGAAGAGATGATCTTCTTAGCTTTCTCTTGAGCCTGCTCCCATATCTCTGGATTGAAGTCGATGATCTCTGAATAGATCTGGCTGTTGTTCTTATTCATGACAACAACCATGGTCTTCTTCAGATCAAAGCACCCCATGTAGCAATGTATCTGCCACTGATATGTCTTAGACCATGCCTGATAATCTCCCAGCTTAACAAGCGCATTAAACCTAGTGTTGTTGGCTGACTTAGCCTCAAAGACAAGCACCTGTTCTGGGTCTTCATCAATCACTCGCTTAACAAAGCCATCACAACTCCCGCCGAAGTGGCCTCCTAGGTAGGATGCGCGGTACTGATCACCGTTACCATCGACTGCAGAGACATCGAACACATCAGTCTTCTTGATGAAGTGAACCAGTTGGTCCTCGATGTGATTTCCCAGGTCAAACAACCTGAGCATCCTGCCCTCAAATGAAGATGGTAAACACCAGCGAAAGTCCATCCATATCTTTCGCTCATCATCACCACCGATCACACTCATCCCCATGTGACCCCTGAACCTATCGTTGTCTTCAGCTATTCGCTTATCCATCTCTTCAAAAAGTAACTCCGATGACATTCCAGTACCTCCCCTCTTTTCTTAGGTTAACTTTCTTTATTTCAAGCAGTGCTCCGTTGTCCACCATGTGAACCGCTGACTCAATGCTGTACGGAAGATCAAAACCTCTCGACATAATCCTCCATTTCTTTTCAGCTACCTCCCTAGGCTTACCCTTCATGGTCATCATGAGTGCGGTAGATCTAGGCCAGTAGTTTTCCTCAGTCTTAAACATGATCTTCAGGTAGTCATTACCGTTCTTTGATACAGCCCTTTCAGCGCGAACACACTCTACTATCTCTTGCACTTCAATGATGGCAGCTTCACCCAACTCATCCGACAGCACATTACCTTCTGCAGCTATGGTTGTTTCAGATGCCCCTTGCTCCTCCTTCAAGCCATAATCAACACCGTATTCACCACCTGTCACTGGCAGTGGCTTGAGTGCTTCGCACTCCCTGCATTTCTTATCATCTATGTCATTGACCGACAGACACTCATCACATATCCAGATTTTTTCTTCATCAGTAGCTTCATCATCTTTCTTGTTACGCTCAGGTCTAGCGACATCGATGCAGCCATGACGGCCCATGTTTCCACCGTAGTCCAAGAGAAGACAATCATCCTTGTTTGGCCAGGGTCGCATACCCCTGCCACATATCTGAACGTACAAGCCAAGCGACTTGGTAGGTCTAAGCAATGCGATGCAGTCGGTACGAGGCGCGTCCCATCCCTCAGTCAACACAGCTACGTTACATAGCGCACTGACCCTGCCTTCCTCAAACCCATCTAGAATGTATTTGCGCTCATCCATAGGAGTCTCAGCCGTCACACAGGCCGCGCTAATCCCCTGATTCTGAAGGAACAGCGCCATCTTATTCGCGTGGAGTACGCTGACACAGAAGAACACCGTGCTCTTTCTGCCCTTGAGGTAAGCCTTCTCCAACCAATCGTTAATGATTGCATAGATGGTTTCATCTACCATGGCCAGCGCCTCAAGGTCCGACTCACGATAGTCGCCTCCCTTGAACTTGACCCTAGCCTTTGAGGCATCGATGACGGCATCGTTGTTTACCTTGAACGATGACAGCCTAGATAGATAACCCTGCTTGATTAACTGTGGGATGGTAGCCTTGTAAGCTACGCCCCCAAAGAAGTGATCATCCATACCATAGATGTATCCCTGCCCCATACGATAGGGCGTGGCAGTTACACCCATGATCTTGGGGCAACCTATCTCTTCAAAGTGATCGATGATCTTTCGGTATCGGCTGCTCATCTGGGGGCCAACATGGTGGGCCTCATCAATGATGATGTAGTCGAACGGGTATGATTTCTCTAAGCGTTTCTTTGAAGCCAGCGTATCTCTACTAGCAACAACGATGGGCGCTGTATGATTAAACTGTTTCAAGCTGGCCGCAAGAATCCCAACCGGGGCATCAGGCCACACAGTGATCAGCTTATCAACCGCTTGACTGATAAGTTCCTGGCGGTGAGCCAAGATAAGGAATCGTTTGCTTGGGTCAGCAAGGTATAGCTCTTTGATCAATGTTGTAAAGACAACTGTCTTACCTGCCCCAGTAGGTAGTACGATCAGGGGGTAAGTTGTTTCTTCTTTAAACCAACAGTGAGCTTTTGCTAAAGCTTTTTTCTGATAGTTTCTAAGTTCCATGGTTAGCCTCTCTTAACCTTTATAAAAATTGTCCTTCCATTTCATCGTCTAATTCTTTACGTTTCTTTAACGCCTCTTTCTTAGTCATCCTAATATTCCAATCAACTTGATCAGGGTCTTCCGCAAAGATGTAAGCGTTGCTTATCCCCAGGTTCATGATCGCCTGAATTAAATCTTCGGTGGGTAAGGTTTCTGTTTGGTACTCACCCATAAGTCCTTGGACAGCAAACAGAAAGTTATTTACTTCTTCTTCATCGATCATGATTTCTCCTTATCGCTAACTAACTCCAAGCAGAACTCTATAGATTCTTTTCTGCTGGGAGAGAATCCCATGAAGACACGCCCATTGATCCGACATGTTGCGTAGTAGCAGTGACTGCTATCGTCATAAACAATACTCATAATCATTTCCTTTTTTAATAAGCGGTGGATCACCAGAGAGAAGTACTAAGTGCTGTTGAGATTCTCTTTGGCGTTGGTTCAGGATGCCACCTCACCCTGTAGGGTTACCCAACAGCAGTAGTCTTACCAGTTAACTGGCTGATTACCTTGTGGTGCCTGAGCCTGTGGAGCTTGGGCTTGTGGAGCCTGAGCCTGAGGCGCGGGAGCCTGAGCTTGTGGTGCTTGAGCCTGAGCATTACCCGACAAGAAAGACTTAACTGCGTTCTTATCAGGATAGCCATTTGTCCCAGGCTTGGTAAAAATGTTCGCTTGAATCGTTCGGTTCATAGCCTGACTCAACGTCTGGTTGTTGAGAGGCACAGTGTCCACATCAATACCCGCGCTTCTCATGAAGGCTTTAATCCTACCCAAAGCAACCGTAGGGTTCTTGCCTGTCAGCACAAAGGTTTCAAAGACCCTTCTGTTCTGATGAGTTGGACCGATGATCGAGAACTGAACATCAACCCCTTCGTTTCCGCTGCCGTATGTTTTTGACTCAAACTTAATAGCCTCGATGGTGTACTGACCGTCCGGTACGGGTGAGTAATCACCTGTCGCAGACTCATCAACGCCATCTAATTTAATACCACTATCTAATATACCCATGTTACTTAACTCCCTTCGCTAAAATTGGTTGCGCTGGACTCAGCGCCGCCTTATATGCATTGATGAATGCATCCCATTCAAACGCAAGCTTGGGCGGAATGTCTAATCTAGACTTCGCATCAAACCCCGCTGAAAATTTAGTGTGCAATGATCGGTTACCGTAAGAAGTCGCACGGTTCTTTGAACCATCCTTATCTACGTTAACGTCATAGTTGGCGAACAGATTAAAGTCCACCCAATCTTTGATGAGATGGTTAACCTTCTTGTGGCAACGCATCTCCCATCGATCATAGCCCTCGTTCGTTGGATCATTGAACGGCTTGACGGCAACGTGACTCAGCAAGATGACGTTCATCTTCTTCATGTTTACCAAGTGATCAAGGTAGCCAAGCAACCTAACGAACTCTTCTGCCACGGCGGTGAAACCTTTGCCGTACCCCGGAGTCTCAATGCTTTCCCACTTCTTCTTCTCACACACATGCGCTTCGGCCAAGATGCTTGCCGCATCTGTGGTGTCGATTACAACTGTACGAAAAGCGTGATCATCGTTAGCAAGCATTGCTAGACAGCCGACAATGTCGTTCCACTGCACACACAGTGGAAACGCCTGAGTATCAATAAACTTCAAGCCATCTTCTGCTTGAATAAAGATTGCATCGTCTGCGTTAGCACCAAACGTACTCTTGCCTATGCCATCTACCCCTTGGATATTGATCCGCACAGGCGGGTATGCTCCATCAGGTTCGGCATGGGCAGAGGTATTTCTCACAACATCTTCTATAGACATTACTATTCCTCTTTAAGATTGAATTTATCAAGATCGATTTTCTTGACGGTTGGATCGCCCAGCTTGGTAGCTAAGGCGGATGAAAAGATTTGAGCAGACTTAGGGTTAAGCAATGCCCAATCTTTGTACTGTTTCATGTCAACCTTAAAGAGTTGCGAAAGGAATGGAAAACCTTCAACTTTCAGCAGCGATAATGCCGCATCAATTTGTGATTGATTCCATTCGTAGGTTCGCTTGACTTCAAATGTCACACCCTTGACAGTGCACTCACCACCCTGGTTGGACAGCGGCAGGACTGATGCCTGCGCTTCTTGACACTCTAGTACTTGACTAGATAATTTCTTGATCTTACTTTCAATTAATTTTTTCTGCTTCTTCGCAAGGTCCAAAGCTTCTACACGTTTTGCATAGTTCATTTCGTTTCTCCTCTCCACAAAAATCAATCTACTCTCATAGAAAAAACATTGCAACTAATATTGTATGTTTATTTTTTGTTCTTTCGTTTGCATAAAGCATCTATCTTTTATATAGTCTTGATGTACTTTTTTAAGGATGGTATGGATGAAAGGATTACGAGAAGCAATAGAGGTTGAGTGGGACATGATGAACGATGAGGTAGATGCATGCGATGAGTGCCATTACATTGATGGTGTGTGCGTCGATTGCGATGGAGAAGAAGATGAGTAACAACGTGAAGACCGTAGATGATTTTGTTATAGAGAAGAATGTACCAAGGGTTAAAAGCTTTAGGTCGCGGCCAGGTAGGTGGCAGAAAATACTTCAAGCCATGGAGATTGAAGATAGCTTTCTCATCGATGAGACAGACGATAACGGAATGAAGCAGATGAACGCTATCAGAGCAGCAGCTAACAGCCTAGGGTTCAAGGTAAAAGGGATAAAAGAAAGTGAAGACAGTAGAAGGGTCTACCGGACCGCATGATATGCGTCTTTTCCAGGCGGAGTTTGACGGGAAAGATTTAACGGGTGAGCAGAAGTCTGATTGGTTGCACGACTGTTGGGAGAATGGCTTACACATCATCCCTTGCGGTGCTCCATCTGAGATTGTTCCAGCCTACTTTAGGAAGCGCCATCCGTTTGATGATGAGCTTGCGCTTAAATCTAAGTGGGCTAAGACCCCGCGAGTTAGCTGGGCAGCTTATCAGAAGATACAGCCAAGCGATGATGAGATCCAGCGATGGCATCAGGAATATCCTAACGCGAACTGGGCTGCGATAACCGGCATCACCTTTGTGGTCATCGATGCTGACTCAGATGAGGCAGTCGAGTGGATATCGGAGGGCGGTATCACACAAAGCCCTTTAGTGCAACGTACTCCTAGGGGTGGCGCTCACTACTTTTATGGTGTAGGGCAGCACACAGTGAGGACCGGAGCCGGGGCCAACAAGATCGATACCCGTGGCGTGGGCGGCTATGTGATGATCGCACCATCTGCCGGGTACAGCATGCACTGTAATCAATCGGTTGGACTGACATCGATGGATGAACTGCCTTGGTTAACTGAGGAAGATATCACATCTATCTCTCTGTTCAACAGTGACGGTCAGATCGAGCCCACCCTGCGTGACAAGCTCAACGATGATGCTGTAAAGGAAGGTGGCCGCAACGATAAGCTTGCCCGGCTCGTAGGCAAGTGGATCAAGGAAGGCTGGGGCATGAGGGAGATACAGATCAAGGCTCAGGATTGGGCTCAGACCTGTGAACCCCCAATGAACATCGTCGAGACAGCTACCACGGTGATGTCGATTAGCCAAGGACACATCAAACGAAACCCTGATGACCTTCATGCTGGTGTCAACGAATGGAAGACGAGCGAGTGGCAGACCCAGATAAGTGAGGATCTCAGGGAGATACAGGATCAGGAAGACCCAGTGCTGGTTGCCGAAGAGCCCAGCGAACGTGGACCTCTTGGTCTAGTACCCTTCAGTCATAAGGAATGGCAGGAAGAAACTCAAACAGATAGCGTCGAACAGTACTGGGGTGACGCTTTTGTATTTAAGAACAGCAGGATTCTCTTGTTGGGTAAACCAAAGATCGGTAAGTCTAATTTCCTAGGGGCGTTCGCGGCGGGAGCAACGACAGGCACAGATTTTATGGGTGTGCCATTCGTTAAACCTCTCAAGGTGATCTGGTTCCAGGCAGAGATCATCAAAG